TCCCGAGGGGCTGTGTAGCGCCTCGATGGAGTGAACATTAGGCATTCCTTCTTTTTTCGTCAATAGGTATTCCTAACTTTTTTCACGCAGACACAAAAAAGCCCGCACTCGGCGGGCCTCAAGCGGCTGATTTTTTACTTCGAGAACTTAACCTCAGTGGCCAGCGCCTGCTTGGCTGCTTGGTACTCAGACTTTGCGCGATGGTCAGGAGCGCGGTATGGGCTCATCGAGGAAAGATAGGCGGACCACTTGGCGTAAAGATCCTTGCTCAGCTCCAGCTGCTTGGCTGGCACCTTGGACGCTTTCAGTCGAGTTACAGCCTCATTGCCCTGGGCGTGGGCGAATTTCACGCACTCCATGAATGAGTTGCTGTACTCGGCTTGCAGGTCGCGCAGGCCATATCGAACAGCATCACGCGCCAGCATTGCCTCCAGATCGCACTGGAATGCCGGCATATCGAGCTGGCTGGCAAAGTTGGCCGCCTCTGGCGATTCCTTGTCATAGGTGTAGGGGCGCGGCTTGAAAACGTGAGGCTCTTTCTTGGCTGGCGCTGCGGCATATCCGCCGGAGCCAGGCTGAACCGGAGCACAGCCAGTCAGAAAGGTTGCAGTAATGATAAATGCTGCCAGGGTGTTTCGCATGACTCTCTCCTTGAGGAAAGGCGTCATGCTATCACTAGGTGGAGCTTGATCGACCTAAAGGAAGATCGACTTCGGCATTTTCCCGTCGACGACTGTCCCTACGATCTCCCAGGTGTCGTCGACCGCCCTGGTCGGATAGGAGCTGTTGAGCGGCTTGAGATAGAGCTCGCCCGCGTCGCGCACCAGCTGCTTGAAGGTGGCTTCGTTGGTGCTGATCATCCTGGCGACCACGAACTGCCCAGGCCTCGGCTCGATGTCGGGAGCTATGAGAATCAGGAAGCCCTCAGGGAATGAGGGGCTGCCGGACGCAACGGTCATCGAATCACCCATCACCCTGAGCCAGAAGGCATCCTCTCCAGCCCATACATCCGAGGTGTGCTGAGGGCATAGCGCGATGTTACCCATCTCAACCGCCTCCCTTGCGGTGCCAGCCTGGACCCAACTGATCTCCGGATAGGAAAAGGACCTGGTCGGCTGCAGGGCTGCTTCCACATTGGACCCTTCGGCCAGCCCAGCAGACTTTCGCACTGGTCCGCGACCCGTGGCCAGCCACTTGGGCGCAACCCCAAGGAATTCAGCAGCAAGCAGTAGGTTCTGACCCTCGATCGTCTTGGTCTTTCCTGAAATCCAGTCGTTTACGGATGGCGGCTTAATGCCGCACGCCCGCGCCAAAGCGGCCTGCGAGATTTTCGGAGGCCCGGCCATGATCTGCCGAAGTCGTTCTTGAAGTGTGCTCATTAGGGGAGCCTAACAGCTGCCATCTAAGGTATTCCTATTGACCTGAATAAAAGGTATGCCTAATATCTCTACCTAAGATTCCAGCCGGAGATACCAGGCATGAACCCCAGCGCAATTATCGAAGCTCTGGGCGGGACATTTCGCGTAGCCGAGCTGTGCGAGGTACGCCCGCCATCGGTGAGCGATTGGAAAAAGCACGGCATTCCTCGTGCCCGAATGATGTTCCTGCGCGTAGCCCGCCCGGACGTCTTCAAGGCCCTGGAGGAAGAAGCCCAGGACGATGCTTCCCAGCCCAGCGCTAGCGCCAAGAAAACCGCTGCTTAACCACTTTCAACCACAAAGGAACCAACCGTGTCGTACTTCGACCCCGACCACCTGCACAACAAGCCCACCAAGGTTCGCTTGGATGAGGCTGCCGACGACCTGCTCTCGGCCATGGCTCGATTCAAGCGCACCCAAAAGGCTGTGCTCGCCAGGGAGATTCTGGAGCGCGGTCTCGACCAGATGATGCAAGAGCTTAACGCGAACACTGACGTGGCCTGAAGTGGCCGAGGAGGCCCTGTGCCAGAAAGCAAAGAGCTGGAGATCCAGCTCGATGGGAGAGGCAACTCGGATCTGGCGTATCTCGCTAGGCAGAGGGGCGTAACCCCTGAGCAACTGGCGGCACAAATCATCAATGAGGCTCTCGACCGGATGACGAGAACAGAGCCTGGCCGAAGCAACGTTCGGTCGTTTCGCAAGGGCTTATAAGCCCCTGAGGGACTCATGAGGAACTGCCGTTGAACGCAGCAAAACCCAAACCGCAGAAACGAAAAAGCCGACGGGCTAGGTCGGCTGATTCAACTGCATTCGTAACGCTTGTGTGAGGTCATCATATATGCATCAGACCATCCAAAGCAATACCGTGGCCCTCGCGCCACAAAATGCGAACCACGGTTTCGTGGCGCGGACAGTAAATCTGTTCAACTTCGAGGGATTCGACGTCCGCGTCGTGCTCGTTGATGGTGAGCCTTGGTTCTCTGCCAGCGACGTTGCCGCGCGACTTGGCTACACCAACCCTCAGAAAGCAGTGCGCGACCACTGCAAAAGCCCGCGTCCAGTAGGGGTGAACGATTCGTTCACCCTTGGGCCTTCGGCAAACATCATCCCTGAACGTGACGTCTACCGGCTGGTCATGCGCTCCAAGATGCCTCAAGCCGAACGCTTCGAGGAATGGGTGGTGGGCGAGGTTCTGCCCAGCATTCGCAAAACCGGTGGATATAGCGCACCGGCCCAGCCCGCCGACCTCAGCAAGCTGGAAATCCTCCAGATGGCCCTGGAGTCGGAGAAAGCCCGCGTCCTGCTCACTGTCCAAGTCGAGGCCCAGGCCAAGAAGATCGACCACCTGGAGAACCTGTTCAAGGAAGGCATGAGCCACGTCCAGTTCTGCAAGGGCCTCAATGGGGTCAACGTGATGCAGGTAGGCCACTTCCTTGAAGGCCGCAACTGGCTATACAACGAGAGCAAGTCCGGTACCCGGTACCGCGTGGCCGCCTACGCACGCGACAAGTACATGACCGAGCATCAGCAGGAGATCACTCCGCACGGCCGTGAGCCCTTCATCAGCTACACCCCTGTGCTGCTGCGCAAGGGCGCCGTGCGCCTGTACGAGCTGTACCTGGCCGGCGAGCTGCCCATGAAGAAGAACTGGGACGGCCTGCACACCCACGACAAGGCCGTGCGGGGTGCAGCATGAAGACCTACCCACTGGATATCGAATCGGTAGGTGAGGACACCTACATCGTCATGAGCCGTGGCCATCACGACCTGGAGCTCTTCATGGCCGAGGCTGTGAAGGAGCGCCCGCGTTGGTGCCTTGGCGGACCTGAGCACGTATGGGTCAAGACCGTGCCCGGCCGTGGCAGCTACGCCAGCTTCTATCACTTCGTTCCGCAAGGTACTCGCGGGGCGTGGCCGGCTACCTACTGCTACGAGTACGGCGATGGCTACGAGCGCTACAACGAGCGCGCTTGCGATCAGTGCAGAGGGGAAGGCCGGGTTGGTGGCGCTGCGCCTGATGAGGGAGGCGGAAAAAATTGCAGTTTCTGCGACGGAACCGGCTTGCAGAGCGGGGTGCAGCCATGACCCGGCAGGAACTGCGCGACGACATCATCAACTACATGAGCAATCCAAAGCTGTCTTCTCGTGGCTGGTACTGCACATGGTGGTTCCGCCACCACCTCCAGTACGGCGCCATCGGCACGCGAAAGATCCGGCAGGAGCTCGATCGCATGGAGAAGATGGGCCTGGTCGTGTCCGACAAATCCCAGAGTAACAACACGCTCTGGCAGCTTGCTCCAGCGCAGGTGACGCCATGAGCAAGCCAGTGAACGTGGAGAAGGCCACGCCGACCCTGTTTTACGCCAAGCAGGCCCCGTACAGCTCGGTCAGTAATGACGTGGTGGCCATGATCGCCAACCCCGACGCCCTGGCCATCTGGATCTACCTGCAAACCCGTTCCAGCGACTGGAAGGTGATCGGCTCGTACCTGCAAGACCGGTTCTCGATTGGCCGTGACCGCTACTCGAAGGCCATGGCCTACCTCAAGGAAATCGGCCTGGTGAGCCATGAGGTTGTGCGCGAGGAGGGTACCGGCAAGGTGCTCGGCCGCCGCGTGATCGTGCATTACGAACCGAACCTACAGGTTTCCGAATATTCGGTTAACCGAAGTGTGGGTTCTCCGAATGGTGGGGAAACCGACAACTACTCAATAAAGGATTCTTCTACTGAATCAAGGAGTAAACCCGACGTCGCTGACGCTCCTGAGCTGGTCGACTTCGAGCGGTTCTGGAAGCTCTACCCGCGCAAGGTGAGCAAGGCTGACGCCAAGAAGGCCTGGGGGAAGATCAAGGTCACCGCCGACCTGTTCGACCTGATGGCCAAGGCACTCGCTGCCTGGACCGTTTCGACCGACTGGACCAAGGACGGCGGCCAGTTCATCCCGCACGCGTCTACCTGGCTGAACGGCAAGCGCTGGGAAGACGAATTGCCCCGGCCGGCTGGTGCCGCCCCGTTCGCATCCCGCCGCCCGGCCAGCGGCCCCGACTTCAACGACACCAGCTGGGCTGATGACCTGGGGGGCTTATGACCGCACAACCGAAACTGCGCAGCGTGACGCAGATCATGGCCACGGCCCGCAACCTGCCGGCCGAGGTCCAGGCCCCGACCAAGCAGCTGGACCCAGGCACCACCGAAGTGGTCAACGCCCTGTTCAAGGAGCTGCAGGCAATCTTCCCGGCTTGGAAGCAGGCCTGGCCGGACGATGATGCGCTGAAGGCTGCCAAGCGCAGCTGGATCAAGTCCTTCGTCGCCGCGGGCATCAACACCCTGGAGCAGATCCGCTTCGGCATCCAGAAGTGCCGGGTGCTGGGTACCGACTTCGCCCCGAGCAGCGGCAAGTTCATCAAGCTTTGCCAGCCGACACCGGAAGAGATGGGCATTCCGCCGCTTGCGAGAGCCCTGGCAGAGGCGCTGGAGAACTTCCACCCCAGTCGTGCCTGTTCACGCGTATGGACGCACGCAGCGGTGCGCCACGCGGCCCTGCAATGCGAGGCGCAGAACCTGGGGTCGATGGAGGTGGAGCGGGCAGAGAAGGTGTTCGCCCGGGCCTACGACATCACCATTCGCATGCTGGTCGCCGGCGAGCCTCTGGGCGACATCGCGACCGGCATCGGCCACGACAGCCAGAAGAGCGCCGCGCAGCTGGCCGATGAGTACGCCGCCCAGAGGCAGGTCCGCCTGCTGGAGATCCAGCAGATCCCAACCAGCGCCGCCGCGTGCCGTGCACAGCTGCTGGCCAAGTTGAACATCAAGCGCGCCGGGCAGCCGGCCGGGGAGGGGGTGTGAAGAGTGAAGTCTTGAGCAGGAAAAATGATCGGCCTCTCACCCGCGATGACACATTTCCGCAAGGTTTCCGCGGGCTTGAGGCCGGTGAGCGAGATTTTATAAATCGGCAATTCGTTGAGCAAGAGGGCGCCGTTCGCCTGCAAGGAGGCCAGCCATGACCATCGACAAGCAGAAACTCCAGCCCCTGCTGTGGTCGGTAGTCGCCTCCTGGCGCGCTGGCAGCGATGCCCTCGGGCGCCATACGGATGCCCTGGACGAGTTTCTCGGTGAGACGACGGTGGAAGAGGTCGCTCTCGGTCTGCTGGACGAGATCAGCCAGCTGACCGCCCGAGTGCGCGCAGCGGAGAAGCAGCTGCAGGAGGTGGCTCATGTCTGAGCGCATCAGCGTCAACTGCCAGGCCAAGCTATCCGAGGCCGTGACCATGCTCACCCGCATGTTCCGCGACAAGAAATTCGTCGTGGTCAGCATGCGCCCGGGAAAGGACCGGACCCTGGAGCAGAACGCTCTGTGGTTCGCCATGTACGACCGGATCGCCAAGAGCACCGAGATGGGCGACATCGAGGATGTTCGCCGGTACTGCAAGCTCCATTTCGGCGTGCCGATCATGCGCGCCGGCTGCGCCGAGTTCCGCACCGGCTGGGCTGAGTCGTTCATCCACCTGGACTACGACGTGAAGCTGCGCCTGATGGGGCCGTGCGCCATGTTCGGGCCAGATGGCTTCCCGGTCACCCGGTTGTTCGACCGGGCCCAAGGCTGCGAATACACCGACCGCATCGTGGCCGAGTTCGCGCCGCAGGGGGTGTTCTTTGGTGACCTGCTGAGTGAGGAGGCGGCATGAAGCCTGGTTATGGAGCGGTGACTGCATTGCTCGGGGGCGCACTCGCAGCACAGCTGGCGGTGGTGGGTATTTTCATGAACACGCCAGCCTTCTGGATGATCTTCGGAACTGCGCTGGCCATGGGGGGCGTGTTCTACAAGTGGGGTGACGAGTTATGAGAGTCGTCAGCAAGAAGGTTCGCGATAGCGCCCGCGGCCAGGACTGCACTGTCCGCATTCCAGGCATCTGCAACTTCAACCCGGAGACCACCGTGCTGGCCCACCTCCCGTGCGGGCAGAAGGGCATGGGCATGAAGGGCTTCGACACCGTGGCGGTCTACGCCTGCAGCGCCTGCCACGACGCGCTCGACGGTCGCGGGAAAGGCGAGGTGGACTGGTCCGATATGCCTCGGGCAATCGCTGAGACTCATGAGGCCCTGATTCGGGCCGGCATTCTGACCGTGAAGGGGGCCGCATGACGGAACTGACACTACCGTGGCCACCGGCCGCATGCAGCCCGAACGCCCGGGTGCACTGGACCAGGAAGAGCAAGGCGGCCAAGTCCTACCGGGCGGCCTGCCACCTGCTGGCGAAGCAGGCGGGTATCACGGCGCCGCAGGGTGGCGCGCTGCTCATGCTCGAGTTCGTTCCGCCAGATCGCCGCCGGCGCGACGACGACAACCTGCTGGCGATGTTCAAGGCTGGCCGTGACGGCCTGGCAGACGCCCTAGGCATCGACGACAACGTTTTCGCCACCCAGATCAGGGTGAGCAAGGAAACGATCAAGGGCGGCGCTGTGCGCGTCCGTATCCAGGCACAGGAGCAAGCAGCATGACACCAGCATGGGGATTCCTGATTTTGGCCACCCTCATGGTGGTGGGTGGTGTGTCGCTGTCGTGGGCTGGGGCAGTTCGCCGCAAGCGCAGTTACGAAGAATTCATTTTGAGCAAGGCCAAGCGGGCAGGGGGTAAGCAATGATCTATCGAGACGTGATTTCCGCAGTAATTCGAGCGCTGGCGTCTGAGACGATCAACAGCGCAGGCGGCTGTGACTACACCCCCAAGGTGCAGGCCAGCAAGCTCAAGGGTGAGATCGTCGGCAAGGATGCGGCATTCCTCACCGACTGCTGGGTATTTGGGAGGCTGCATTCCTGCCTTGACCAAAAGCATTGGCTGGCCCTGAATGCCCGCTACTCGACTCACATGGCCTCCAAGGTTGGGGCCATAGGCCGGATCGTTGCTCACGTTACCTCGCCGGCACCCAGGCTGTTCCTCACCAAGGCCGTGACCGCCTGGGCCTACCCGCAGCTCGGGGGTGCTGAGCGACCGACTGCTGAAAAGGTGACCCTCGATGTTGACGACGATGCCCCCGCTTGGCGAAAGGCCGCCGTCGCAAAAGCTCAGCAGGCCATCAACGCAAAGCTGAAGCAGCGGCAGGAAGCGCCGTGCGAAGGGGTGATCATTCTGCCCGCGCACAACTACGACATGAACACCTGGGATCTTGATGGGAACCCAGAGCGTACCCGGCGAGACTGGCGCCGCAAAATCTTCAAGGGGTTGGACAAGATGGTGGATGAAGCGCTGGTGGAGGCTGGCGAGATCCTGAGCAGCGAGGGGGTTTTATTCGATGACCAGGACGCCGCATAGACCGCTTGACATGACATGCCGCTTCGCCGAATATTCACCCATCCTGTCATTCCTGCGCTAGTTGAGGAGTGACACACAAACCCGGCCACCGCGCCGGGTTTTTTAATTGCCCCATGAGGGCCTCAAGAGGCCCAGCACGGCGTCGGTCATATTAATTGTCCCGGTGGTCCGGTATTTTACGCTAGGCCAGACTTAGGGCGCATACTCACTCTAGCTCAGATTTTCTGAGTTATTGAGAGGTACTTATGTCTAGTGACATTACCAAGCCAGATGGATCTCCGGGACTTGAATCGGAAGTTGGGTCAGATACAGAAAAGCGTGAGGGGTTTGACAAATCTAGCCCAGAGGATAGGGACGATTATATCGATCCCGACGCTACGCCTGAACAAGAACCTGAGTTTCCTGAGCGTCCAAAAGCTTCAAATGCGGAAAAGTTCAGTAGTCAGCATACTGGTTGGACTTATCCTGGGCGCCGCTGGTAAAGGCGCCCCACCAAGTACGGTTCTTTCGCCACATACGCTCCTCGAAGCCGATGATCCACTGGGCTACACCCCAGATGGTGACGAGCCAGGCCTTGATAAAGGTCCGGAGAGTGACCGGAGGCAGATGCGTACACCATGATGGATCGCTCGCTGAGTAATTCATTTATTTGAGCTCGGATAACCGGGCTCATCAGAGGTTTATATGACAGATAAAACATCGAACCAGGGTGAAAGAAGCTCTGGCGAAAATACATCTCCCCAAGGCCCAAGGGCGGAGGGAAGTAAGGGTGCCAACACCGAGCGGGCTTCAAAGGCAGAGCTCTATAGTCGGCACGACAAGGTTGCTGAGAAAGATGTCAAAAATGATCCGCGAAAGTCGTGAAGTAGAACATTTGAGCTGATTGAAGCGCCCAATGAATTGGGGAAGCGCTAATAAATCACTAGCTAGCCGCCTTCGGGCGGTTTTTTGTTCAGGTGAATTGGCTTCCCACCAGATCAACGGATGTACGCCTACCATTCTAAGCCTCGGAACTTCCGGGGCTTTTCGTTATGTGCTGCTCCGCACGTTCGCCCGGTTCCTGAATAGGGGCCTCAATCGGGCCTTTTTCTTCCTTGCAGCCCCGTAGAGGGGATATCGAGTATGTCCAACATGCCAGACAAACCAGACACCTGGGCGATAGCTCTGGCGTGGTTGAGCCAGCATTCGCCCTTGATTTATGCCGGCATTCTCTCGTTCGTGACGGCCCTGCTCAGGATCATCTACGGCGGTGGAACCCGTCGCCAGGCGATCCTTGAGGCATCGCTCTGCATGCTGCTGACCGCCGGAGCGTTTCCGCTGCTTGAGTATTTCGGCCTGCCTCAGAACCTGGCCGCGGGATTGGGCGGCGGCATTGGCTTCCTGGGCGTAAAAAAGATCGCAGGGTTGGCCGATCGCTTTGCTGATTTCAAGCTGCCGCGTCGTACTGAGGGTCAGTGACTCCGCGCCACAAATTCAAGGTGCGCCATTTCGTGGCGTATCAGTCTGTGCGAGGGAAAGGGAACAGCTGCTCTGGATCGCGTGACTCGGCATTCATTTTCTCGCACGTAGCCGCAGCCTTCGACCGGTTGATAAAACCGCGTTTTAGGCGTTCTTTTTCCTGGTTGTCGTAAATGTCGAAGCCACCCGAAATGGTGGCAGCGTAGAACCGGTTGCCGATTTGGAAGGACTCACCTTCGATAGGCACAGCAGGAACGATAACGAATCTTGGTTGCATGTTTCGAGCCTCCCCAGGCAGACAACTAAGTATTAGTCCTGCAGAGGAAAACCATCAACATGACTCATCGAGATATTTCGATGACGGGCCGTGTCACTCGGATCCGCCACGAACTACCGGTCAGTGACGACATCAAGGTTGCTGTCTCCGGCTTAGACGCCGCACTGACGGCTGCGATTGACGCTGCAAAGGCTGCCGGGCTTCCGCAAGGATTGATCGTCGGCCTGCTGCACGGCCATGCCCACGCCGAGACGCACAAGATGGTGTCCGTATGAAGGTCGTGGAGTTCCAGCGCGAGAACTGGCGTGACGCTTCCAAGACCCTGCGCAAGATCGCAGATCAACTGGATAGCGGCGAGCTACCGGTTTGCAGCATCGGCGTCATGGCCATGCGCGACCCTGCTGGGCAGGTTGAGCTGTTTGCCTTCGGCCCGGTTGCCGACGACTTGCAGTCCCTAGCCATGTTCAGGCTTGCGGAGCAGAAACTGATTGATGTGTTGCTGGATTGCGGGGAAGGGTAAGTGTGCCGCAGGTGATTGCGGCACTGATCGATTACGTTGCTGCGCTCTGAATCTTGGTGGCCAGGCTGGAAAGCTCATCAAGTGCCTTCCCCAAGTCATCAACCTTGCCTGCTTCGATCTGAAGCGCGATCAGCGCAATAGCTGCTGCAACGGCATTGGACCTGGATAAGGCGGGATTGCCTTTCAAAGTCTGGATAGCGACCTTTGCATCTTCTGATATAGCCATGCTGCGTTCCTTGCTGAAGTTTGGATCTCTACCAATACCGGCAACCAGCCATCATTTCAAGACGCAGGAATCCCAATGACATCAAAGCTGCCTGACTGGGAGGCGATCGAACGAGCCTTCCGGGCCGGCGCGCTTTCCATCCGCACCATCGCTGACCGCAACGGGGTGAGCGACACTGCGATCAGGAAGAAGGCCAAGGCCTTGGGCTGGGAGCGGGACCTTTCCGAGCAGGTCCGTAAAGAGGTTCGCAACAAGCTGGTTCGCGGCGAGGTTCGCGAAGACCAATGCGCGAACCCTGAGCGGGACGCCGAGATCATCGAAGAGGCGGCAGAAGAGGGGGCGACGGTTGTTCGCAGCCACCGCCGGGATATTCGCAAAGCCTCGAACCTTGCGAACTTGCTGATGGATGACCTTCTTACCACCATCAAGCGCCGCGAGGACATTGAGGACGAGATTGAGCGCGAGACGGCCGACGACGAGAGCGGTTTCCGCAGAAGCTCGATGCTCGCCGCCGTGGCGCTGCCCAGCAACGCCAAGACCCTTTTCCAGCTGTCCTCGGCCATGAAGAACCTGCAGGTGCTTGAGCGCACTGCATTCGGCCTGGACGACAAGGAGCAGTCGAAAGACGCCGACGAGCTGTCGCAGCTGATGGATGAACTATCGAAGGATGCCTGACCATGAAGCCCGAGCACATGAAACTGCTCAGGGACCGGTTCTGGCGCCTCAACAATCTCTACTTCATCACGGACAAGCAGGGCAAGAAGGTCCGCTTCCGCATGACGCAGGAGCAGGTCGACTACTTCCAGGGGATGCACACCCGCAACATCATCCTGAAGGCGCGGCAGTTGGGCTTCACCACGCTGGTCTGCATCGTCCAGCTGGATGCCGCGCTGTTCGAGGCTGCCAAGTGCGCCCTGATCGCCCACACCCTGAACGACGCCAAACGGCTGTTCCGCGAGAAGATCAAGTATGCGTATGACTACCTTCCCAAGGAGATACGCGCTGCCAACCCTGCTCGCAACGATGCTGCTGGCGAGCTTGTGTTCAGCAAAGGCGGATCGCTCTACGTGTCCACGTCCTTCCGGGGCGGGACTCTACGGTATCTGCACGTATCCGAGTTCGGGAAGATCTGTGCCAAGTTTCCCCACAAAGCCCGAGAGATCGTCACCGGCGCCTTTGAGGCTGTCGCCGCAGAGTGCTTCGTTACGATCGAGTCGACGGCGGAGGGGCGGTCGGGCTACTTCTTCGATTACTCGCAGAGCGCAGAGAAGCAGCAGCTGGCCGGCGTGCCCCTGGGCCTGTTGGACTGGAAGTTCTTCTTCTTCAGCTGGTGGCGCAATCCGCTGTACTGGTTGGACCCTACTGATGTCGTCATCCCTGACCGGCTGACCAAGTACTTCGACGACCTGACCGCCAAGCACGGAATCGGCACCAACCCTGGCCAGCGAGCCTGGTACGCCGCCAAGGAAAAGACCCTTGGCGACGACATGAAGCGGGAGTACCCGTCGATCCCTGCCGAGGCATTCCAGCAGACGATCGAGGGCGCCTACTACGCCAAGCAGTTCACCAAGCTCTACGCCGCCCAGCGCATCGGCAAGCTGCCGGACAACAGCCACCTGCCGGTGCACACGTTCTGGGACATCGGCGTGGGCGACTCGACCGCCATCTGGTTTGTCCGGATCGTCGGCGAAGAATTCCACGTCATTGACTTCTACCAGAACAGTGGTGAAGGCCTGCGGCACTACATGAACGTGCTGAAGGATCGAGGATATGAGTATGGCGAGCACTGGGGCCCCCACGACATCGACAACCGTGAATTTGGTAGCGACGGCAAGACTCGGCGCGAACTCGCACGAGAGGGCTACGAGATCGATGGACAGCGCTATTCGCTGACCTTCCAGGTGGTGCCGAAGCTCGGCGTAGACGAAGGCATCGAGCAGGCCCGGGAAATCCTCCCTAACTGCGCATTCGACGAGGCCAAGTGCGAGGAGGGTATCACTGCCCTGGAGAGCTACCGCAAGGAGTGGGACGACAAGCGCGGCTGCTGGAAAGACAAGCCCTTGCACGACTGGTCATCCCACCCGTCCGACGCCTTCCGTTACTTCGCCGTGGCCAAGACCAAGCGCTCCGTGGTCAAGCACGTACCTATCACGTTCACTTTCTGAGGCCACCCATGCCGAACTTCATTCCCCGGGCAGAGTACTCGGAGGCCTTGCCCGGCTGGCAGCTGGTCAAGCGTTGCGTGGCCGGTGCCCGCGAGGTGCGCAAGCACGACGAGTACCTGCCGATGCCGGACCCGGAGAACAAATCACCGGAGAACCTGGCTCGGTACAAGCAGTACAAGAAGCGGGCGATGTTCCTGAACGTCACCGGGCGCACCCGTACCGGACTGCTGGGCGCTGTATTCCGAAAGACAGCCGAGCTGCAGTTGCCCGCCGGCGTGGAGTACCTGAAGGAGAACGC